AAAAAGCTAAGTTCCCACCGCCCGCCGGCGGCATAAGCTTACGGTTGTATATAAAATTGTAAGGAGTAGAAACAGGTAAACCAGACTCGCTAGGAGCAGTCCCGAGGTCTCGAGACACAGTTTCATCACGAATTTGTGCCATAAAGGTATTCAAGCCAAGCATGCTTAATGCTCATACAGTGGTTCTATGTATTCCCTACGTAAATCTCCCACGAATTCTGTAATAGAATGATCGTCTCCAGAACCTTTCAAACTGATCAACATGTCGTACGCTCCAGATACTACGGAGATCACCTCAGCCTCATCACGGTGAATCACCTCCTCATGACGCAGAGCTCCCCAATCTAAGTGATGAAATTTTCCCGTCCACCTCTTGGTATGAAAGAAAATATCTGACAAGACCTTTAGGCATTCAAGATCATCCTCACTCAGAACATTGTAAGCTGAATCTTTAAGAACATACGCAGTAGCGAAATGAATGAAATATCCGTCCAAAACGTTGCTGGAATTTCCCCTTTCAATTTGGCCGAGCAAACGGCACAAGAGAATTCGGGGATCTTTGTAAACTATCCCATTGACCACGTTAAATGAACAAAAACTCCCCCTCGCTGATCGGGATCTTTTCTCTACGCATGTGTCGTAAATTTCGAAAGCGCCCCATTCAGGTCTTATAGCTCGCTCATGCATCCTCAATAGATCATCCCCAGCAGCCATCATCGGGTCTCCGGGCAAAATATGAAACTTACTCACTTCCCTGGCGACTTCAAAAGCGGTATTGATAAGAAAAGTGAAAATTTCACCACTCAAAGTCATCAAACCTATATGTAAGGATCTCGTTTGGCAGTCAAATTTATCTTCAAGATAGTCATCTACTAGAGTTTGGTCGAAACCCAAATAAAGCATGAATTTTGCAAAGAAATACACGGCTCCACCCCGCACAGATTGGTCGAATTTTGTCATGTCCAACTCCTCATACCCTATTTTCGGATCATGAATTGCAACCCAATCAACAAGATCTTGTTGGCTACGCTTCGCATGAATGTAAAAATTCGAGGGACATAAATCCATCCATTTTTTCAACATGAGGATGCCCACAGGTCCAAATTTGAACAAATAGTCATCACTCCTTGTGAAAATAGCTTGCAATGCCTTTGCCATTTCTGGCTCTCGAGACTTCAACTTCCATTGCTGTTTCCCGCCTATGTGCGAGCCAAATTCAGGTTCTGATCTTGGTAAACTCATCTTCTTCATAGCTTCGGAACGATGAGAACGTCTTTCCTCAAATTCTGCCACCGCCAGCTCCATTTCAAGATTCGTAATCTTCGGCGTAGATTCAGG